GGTGGATCCATAACTGGCGTTCTAAGTGCCGCCGCTATGACCTGTTCTGGAGTATATTCTTGGGTAATCTTCTCAGGCTTTTCTTTTACAGCTTCCTTCTCAAGAAGCACAAGCTTCCGTTGCTTTAATCGTGAGTAGCTTTCAAGTAGTTCGTTGAAGTAATCCATATTATATCATAGCCAAAAAATAAACCCAACCCGCGTCCAAACGAGTTGGGTTTTTATTCATTAAAAACTAGCCTTAGACTGGAGAGGTATTTACTTCACCAGTGGAGTCGTAAGTAGTGACAAAATTATCATACCTAAATTTGCATTCAATGGTATGAAAATCATTAGTGGCATAGTTATACTCACCATGGACTAAGCTTTTCATGTAAGCACCAAATAATCTAACAATATTTGTTATTTCTCCTGCCCCATTAAGCTGCTTAATGCGAATCTCATACTTCTGAAAATTACCTGTTGCACCGACGCCAGGAGTAAGATTACCCACAGTACCCATTCGAGGATCATAGGTCATACCAAACATTTCGTATAAAAGTTTATCTAATCTTGCTCCTTGAAGGTTATCAAAGGTAATACTACACTCTTCCATGCTAGGTCTTCCAGGGAAGTAGATCTTATCGTTTACTCTATTAACTTCAATATCTTCAACTCTTACACCAATACCATTAACTTGCTTGGCCCCTAAAGTAAAGACTTTTGTTACGCCCATAGGGTTAGCGTTAACAATACCGTCTATGGTTCCTGGACCAATAAAATCAACCTCCCACTGATAAGCTCTAACAGAATCAAGCTGTGTGCTAATGAGTGGAGTTGTCCCCCCATTTTCAAGAATGTTACGATTGGTACTGTCGTTGTTTGTAAAATAATGTGTGTCTGCCATAATTTATTTCCTTGTTAACATCAGAAAGATGTTGCTTGATTGGTTACATTTAGTTCAAAAACCAACATCTCAGCGGCTTTTGTAGGCTTGATCAGAATCTTGCACCATAGCTCGTTCCTATCAACCCTCTCTGGAGTATTTACTGTCTCATCACAAATAACCCTAAAAGATGTAATTCCGCGTCTTTGTTGGATATCCGTAAAGGTAGGAGTAAGTAAGTTGGTAATCCTTTCTTGAGTGAGAGGATCATTAGGTTCAAAGATAAACCTCTTTGTTGCGCTCTCTACAACACGCTTAATGTAAATCATTAAGCGTCTAACATTAATTCTGTCGAGTGCAGTGGGTTGCCTTTGAGTAGTTCTTTGACCAAAAACCACAACTCCATCAGCACCAAAGTTTGTAATTGGGTTGATGCAGTTGCCGTTACCATAAAGACTATCTCTATCTCCTTGGTTTAGATCAACTTCAACATCAGCAACATTTAATTTGCCTCGCTGTAATCCAGCAGGGGCAAACCAAACATCAGCCACGGTATCAGTTCTTGCCATGACCTTAACACCGAAAATTGCAGGATCAAACCACATGTCTTTCCCGAACTCAACTTGTAACTTTTTAACTGCGGGATAGTAAAGAGCAGCGTAAGAGCTATTTAAAGCAGCACTTCTATATGGTGAAGTTCCATTAGCAAACTGAATTGCATCTTGTGGTTGACCAATGCCAATTGGAGTGCCTAAAACAGCTAGGAAATTTCCTTTGCTCTCAGCAAGAGAAACAAGATTATTTTGAACATCCTGATCAGTAATACCTGGGACAAGAGCAATTGTAACGGGTGCTAACTCATCGTCAAGGGCCTGCATTCCTGTTCTCTTGGGTGCTGTAACCCCGATAAGCGCGGTAGCCTCTTGGGTAGTATTACCATTACCGTCACCATTAGCTCCATCAACCATATTACGAGTGCCTTCAATAAGCTTCACAAATCGAGGTGAAGCAGCGGAGGCATTTGTCGCTGTACCAAGATAACTTTGATAATTCAAAGTTTCACTGATTGCTGCTGAGGGAGGACCACCTACCATATGTACAAAGGTTCCTGCACCTAAACTGGAAGTGTAAGACTGGTAATAAGTTAGCTTACTGTCTGAGAAAATCGCGTTGTCTGCAATGAGATTTCCTTTAACATACTGAGATTTAAATCCATTAACACTCTCAGTATCGCCAGTATTAATCTGATCCTCAATGTAAACACCTGATCCAACTAAGGATACGATTCTGTTTTCTTCTTGAGCCCCTTGAGAGAGAACATTGAAGATTGTATCTCTATTACCTAGAGGACTGACCTGAGCTTGGATACCGATAGTAGCGCCGTCAGCGTTAGTTGAAGTGTTATAACCAGTTCCTGGATGTAAAGACTCTACTTTGTAGCCTAAACCAGAAGTAGCTGATCCGTCAACAAAAGTAAATCCTTTTACTGTTGTGGATGACACTAAAGCGTGGTGATAATTGGGTTCACTGGTTCTATCTACATCGGGTAAGCCAGCAGCGGTACAAGCCGAGGGGTTTCCACTACCATCTAAAGCAAGAAGAACTCTGGTTCCTTCCGTAAAAGCACTATTAGTGTAAGCAGAAACACTTAATGTGGCACCAGAGCCAGCGTAGTTTGCAACTAGGAAGTTACCTAACATTCCTACTGTTCTACCTGTAAGGTCAGTGTCATGCTCGTTAAAATACGAACCAAATTTATCCGCCTGCAAATCACCTCCGATCACCGACTTCATAGCCGCAGCCTGTGAAGTTGCCGCAGCACCTCCAACGGTGAGACCAGCGGGAATGCTATAAGATCTAGGACTTAAGAACTCCGCAGGGGTAGTTCCATTATTGTCGGTAATCTGAACCTTAAGGTAAATACTACTAGTAACACCAAACGCTCCAGCCGAAACGCCAATTGCAGGAGCAGAGCCCATTCGAACAACAGTGCTTGCATCTGCTGATGTGGCAGTGTCTACTGCACGGACATAGTATACTTGATTACAATCTTTAAGAATCTCTAAAGCTCCCTCAAGTCCTTGACCAGCTAGAGTTTCTTGAGGCTCACCGAAAGTCTTCTTCAAGTTTTCTGCACTTGTAATAAGGGTAGGCTTATTACCTGGACCTTTAGTAGCAAAACCTACTATTCCTACCACGGTGGGATTGATTGAAGGCGTGTAGTCACTAATGTCTTTTTCAATGACATACACACCTGGGCTCACAAAATTAACCATTATTTATCTCCTAAGCGTTTCTGATAGTTAGCATTCTTCTCTCTGACAAGTTATGCACTTGCGAGCTAAGAAAACTGGAGGGGACAACCATTGTCTCTCGGGTGTTAAGCCACATTCTCTTAATGCCCTGGTTGGTTGTTAAGTAGATTTCAAGTCTCTGTAAACTGTCGTTTGTTACGGATTTCATAATAACCTCTATCTGTATTTAGTAAAACGGGAAGCAAATAGCGCAAAAAAAATGCTACTTAGAGAGTTCCGCATCTATTTTAAAGTCCTCTATCTGTCCTGTGGAAGTTATCAAATATTCAGGACTCTTAATATATGTCTCAACAGATAAGGTAAAAGATTTTCTAATAATTCTGTCTTCTTTATCTGCAACAGCAAAACTATAGTTGTTTGTTTCTGATGCTAAGAATATTTTACTATCTTTACTAAAGTTTGTGTTCAATTCAATAGATGGGTTGAAAGCTGCTCTAACCTTTTGGGAAAGCTGATCCATGTCCTCCATGTACTTACACCAAATATTGAGATTGTACTGTATCGTAACAGGACGGTCTATTAAAGACACAATTCGCATAGCTCGCTGCTTTTCATCATCCCAGTAAGTTCTATATTGAAGCACTCCGCTATAGCGTTGCCGTGTGGGTGCCTCAGCGATGTTATTTTGTGATACCGTTATCAATGGAACAATAATATTATCATGGTCTTTTAGCTTTGCGATTGTTCTTTCTGGATTTCCATAACGACACTTAACGAGAACAGTCTCATTGGCCTCATTGAAGTACGGCAAATCATTAAATCTGCTTATAAGAAATCGGACAATCTCCTTATAACTATTAAGAGGCATAGCACTTTTGCTTTCTCTCTGCCGCAATTGATTTAGCATGTACTTATGAGACGATCCTAAGGAAGCAGGTGCTCGAAAAGCGTCATCATTTGAATAGTATGTTTCTTTATATGTTGTCAAGATCTAAGTACCCC